TATTCAACATTCATTGGTCCTTTCTCTGGGATAAATGCAGTTAATGCTTATAACTCAATTTTTATAGGATCATCTTCTGGAGACAGTGCTACTAATGCTAGTAACTCAAACTTTATTGGAGACAGTGCAGGACTAAGAGCTACTAATGCATCTTACTCTAATTTTATAGGACGTGAAGCAGGTAAAGATGCACCAAGTGCAAATAATTCTAATTTCTTTGGAAGAGAAGCAGGTATGAACTCTTCAGGAAATAACGTAAATGCTTTTGGTTATAGAGCACATAAAGGTGGATCATTATCAGGACAAACAGTTTTTGCTAATGCAACATTACCATCTTATGTTGATAGAGCAGCAGCAACTACAGCAATCACTGTACTTAACGGAGCAATAGCAGGAAATACGTATTTATATTATAATCAAACAACTTTTGCCATAGAGGCAGTAAGACTTTAATAAATTAAATAAAATATATTATGAAAATCACATTTGAAACACCAAAAGAAATAGTAGTAGTTCAAGAGTTAAAAAGAACTATTGAAGAATTAACAATTGTAGAACTTATTGATAGCAACTCAAGAAAAGAAGTAAAAGCACATACTAGAGAATTAGGTGTTATAACTCTTTGGGCAGGAGCTGCTTATGATGCAATTGGTCAATGGACTGATGCAGATGTAATTGCTAGAGTTGAAGAACTTTACAAATAATTATTATGGATATTTTAAATATTATTAGCTGGATAAAAAATAAACGATATGTAACAAGTGTTGATCCAGCAACAACATTAATGCCAATTGGTTTAAAGGATGACCGTAGAGATGATGGATATCTTGCAGGTGTTATCACAGTAGAAAACTTTGCAGCACAAATTACTGAGCCAGTTATAGATGCTGAAGGTAACTTAATTGTAGCTGACTCATCTAATGATACAGTTGCTGTAGCTAATGGTGCTTCACATTTAATTGATAACTTTTCAGGAATGCTTATTGTTAATGACCATTATGACGGTAGAGTTGAAACTTGGATTGCTGGTGGTGGTGATGGTGTATTATTAGGATATACAAATGTAGTGGCAGGACCATGTAATAGTACACTTGCTATGGCATCAAACGGATATGAATGGACTAATGTAGATAACATGACAGGACCATTTACTTTCACAGTAGTTAAAACAAGAAGCGGTAACTAATAAATAAAAAGATATGTTAAATAATATAACAAACTATTCTAATCTTATCTCTAATGGTAAGGTTAGAACAATACTAGAAGCAACAGATTTATTCACGGTAGGTGTAAGAGACTTAAATTTTTATGGTAATTATCAACCAGCATTAATAACTACTACTGATTTAGTTAGTAGTATTGCTAGTTTATTACCTCCTCCTACATCATTACCTTATTGGTTTGAGTATAATGAAAGTGATCTTACTGTATGGAATAATGGTAGTGGTAATGTTACTAGTAATATATCATTTGGTCCATCAGCGTTAAGTGTAAATACAATAGGTAGTGAGAATGTTGCACTTGGTTATAATACGTTAACTAATAATACAACTGGATTTAGTAATGTTGGAATTGGTGCATCTGCACTTAGATTAAATACTACAGGTTCAGATAATATAGCAATTGGTACAGCTACCCTGTACAACACTACAACAAATTCTAGTATTGCAATAGGAAGAAATGCATTACTAAGTAATACTACTGGTTCAAATGTTTTAGCTATCGGTGGATTCAGTTTAATAAGTAACACAACCGGTACAAATAATGTTGCAGTTGGGGGAGCTTCATTGACAAGTAATACTACAGGTAATGATAATACAGCTGTTGGTTTATCAGCTTTATCTAACAATACAACAGGTTTTGGAAATATAGCAATAGGATGTCAAGCTTTAGTTACTGATACAAATCCAGGTGGAGAATTAGCTATTGGATACCGTGCATTATACAGTCAAACTACAGGATTTGCTAGTACAGCAATAGGTTATAGAGCTTTAGAATCTAATACTACTGGTTATGAAAATACAGCAATTGGACTTAATACATTACGAGCAAATACAACAGGTAGACTAAATCTTGCAATCGGTCCTGAAGCAATGTCAGGAAATATTTCTGGTAGAGAAAATATTGCTATTGGTTCACAAGCATTAAAAACAGGAACAGCAGTATTTTATAATGTTGCAATTGGATATAACACATTATATAACAATACTGGTCAACATAATATTGCAATAGGTACGTCAGCAATGTATAATAATACAACTGGTTCTTATAATACAGGAATAGGTAGTAATACATTAAATAGTAATACAACTGGTAATTTTAATGTTGCATTAGGTAATGACTCATTGAGCCTTAATACTAATGGAAATAATAATACAGCAGTTGGTGTAGGTACTTTAACTAAGAATAATACTGGTTCATCAAATGGTTCTTTTGGATATAATACTTTATCAAATAATGTATCAGGAAGTTACAATAATGCAATAGGTGGATATGCTCTTTACAATTGTACCACAGGTTTATCAAATAATGCAATGGGTTCATCAGCATTAAGTTCTCTTACATCAGGTTTCCATAATAATTCTATTGGTCAAAATTCAGGAGCAGCAATAACAACTGCTTATCAAAATAACTTTATAGGTTATAGTGCTGGTGGTGATTGCGTTACTGGAAATAGAAATGTAGGTGTAGGACATCAAATAGCAACTGGTAACTTCAGTGGTTCAGTTATTCTTGGAAGTTATGCCGCAGCTACTGCTAATAATCAATTTGTAGTAGGTTCAAATGTTGAAGCAGCAGGTTCTGTAGTATCAGAAGTTAACTCATCTACTCAAGTATGGAATGTAGTTATTAATGGTGTAGCAAGAAAAATTTTATTAGCATAATAATTAATTTAAAAATAAATAAAAATGGATGTTTTAAATATCATCTCTTGGCTTAAGAGCAAGAGACAAGTAACAACAGTAGATGCATCTCAAACATTAATCCCACTAGGATTAAAAGATCCAAGAAGAGATGATGGATATTTACCTGGTGCAATCTCAGTAACTGATTTCTTAGATTTGGTACCAGCTCCAGTTCCTCCAACTGATGCTTTAGAAAATACGTTTGTCGGTGAAGATGCTTTTGCAGATAATATTAGTGGGTCAGCGAATGCTTTTTTTGGATGGAGAGCAGGTTATACAGGGACAAATCAAGTTTACAATACTGGAATTGGAAGAACTGCATTATATTCTAATACAACAGGTTCTGAAAATACAGCAATTGGTGTCAATTCATCATACAATAATATAAATGGAATTGGTAATGCTTCAGTTGGAAATAATTCTTTGTATTTTAATATCAGTGGTAATAGTAATTCATGCTTAGGAATTTCAACATTATTTTACAACACAACTGGACAAAGAAATATAGCTATTGGTGAAAATTCATTATATGCAAATACAACAGGTCAGTATAATATTGCAATCGGTGCATCTGCTGGAAACAGTAATACAACAGGTCAGTATAATATTATGATAGGATCTGCTATTAATAATCAAAATTATAATAATTGTATAATATTAGGAAAACAAGCTCAAGCAACAGCTAATAATCAATTTGTAGTAGGATCTTCTGGAACCAATGCAGGTACAATTGCTACTGAAGCACTAACACCTACAGTATCTTGGACAGTAAAAATCAATGGTGTTGATTATAAAATTCCATTACAAATAGCATAATAATTAAATAAAATAATAACTTTACAAAAAATAAAAATCATGGCATTAGAATTAACAGCGGAACAAGTAGCAAAATCAGTAACAGCAGCTTATGATAGTGTAGCATTAATTACTGAGTTAAAAGCAAAAGAAACTTTAACTGAAGAAGAAACAGCAACAGTAACACGTAATGAAGAGCACATTAGAATTATGTTAACTAAAGACTGGTTTGTAGCAGGATTAACAAAAGCACAAAAAACTGAATTGTCTAAAATATGAGTCCAGAGCAAGCTAAACAAGTAGTTGAACAAGCTTTAAATCAAGCATTCCTTAAAGGAGCATTTAGTTTACAAGATGCAGCAATGATTACACAAGCATTAGGAGTCTTATTTACAGGACCTGAATTAGTTCAAGAAAATTAAAAGCAAGAGCCACAGAGATGTGGCTTTTCTTTTTTATATTTGCTTATATAGAAAGTTTTCTGTATATTATTATATATAAATCAATTATTATGTCTGTAGGAAATTTAAAAACATATGGTGGTAAAGGGACTAACTTACCATGGCAATTAAACATGTTATTTGGTCAAGAGAGTGCTGCAAATAGCCTTTCTGAAATAAATGCAAATACAACAAATGTAGATTCATTACTTAATCAAATACTTGCTGCAATTCAAGGAGGAGCAGATTATGAAGCAGCTTTAGTAATTGATAGTAATGATGTTACATGGTTAGAGGTGAGAATATATAATCCTGATACAGGAACATTTAATCCACCTGTTTATTTTCAAGCAGGTAGTAATGTACCAGGTACTCCAGTAGATCCAATTACATATGTAAATCCAAATAGTTATTTGGCACAAATGCTTATTGTATTAACTGATATTGACGATAAAGCTGGTAAAATTGCTACTCGTGTAGACTTTAAAACAAGAACTCCTAATTTTTACAGGGTTTCAGGAGCATTTACAATAGCACAAACAATATACAGTATATCATTTTCTAATGTTGGATCAGCTGATGCTACAGTATTAGGAGCTATACTTAAACCAGGAGAAACAATTAACTTTGATGCAGGTTCACTAAACAATACATATCCAATAAATACATTTGATTATGATGCTACAGGAACTGAGTTAATCATTATTTATAATTCATAATAAATGAGTACTCAAGTTACCATAGCAGGTTTACCAAGTGAACCATTATTTACTAGTTACCCAATGTTGGCTGATGCCTTTGGGAGATTACGCGTATCAGAACCTTATACACTTGGGGATTATAAAAACTTATATGGCCTTGATCCTAACTTTATTGATAACACTGGTAATGGTGGTACAATAATATTTCAACCAAATAAAGCTTGTGCAAGATTAACTACATCAACTACTAGTAATAGTTTTGCAGTTCATCAAACTAAGTTTTATCATCAGTATATGCCTGGTAAATCTCAATTGATATATAGCACATTTAATTTATATAATGCTGTATCAGGAGTTACTAAAAGAACAGGTTATTTTGATGATTATAATGGTATATATCTAGAACAAGCAGGTAACGGTACTTTAAGTTTTGTAATAAGAACTAGTACATCAGGTACACCTACTGAATCAGAAAGAGTAACACAATCAAATTGGAATGTAGATAAGTGTAATGGTACAGGTCCTTCAGGTTTTAATTTTCTTGTAGATAAAACTCAAATATTATTTATTCAATTTCAATGGTTAGGTGTTGGTACTGTAAAGTTAGGGTTTGTACATGACGGAGCATTTGTTACCGCACATGAATTTAATCATGATAACGTACTAGATGTAGTTTATATGAGTAATCCTAATCTTCCAGTTAGATGTGAGATAACAAGTGTAGGTTCTAATCCTGTAGCATATTTTGATCAAATTTGTTCTACTGTACTATCTGAAGGTGGATATGTTGAATCAGGTCAAAACTGGTCAGCATTAAATACTACTTTAAGAAGTATGGCTTCAGGTGCAAGTTTACCATTATTTGCTATAAGATTAAAAAATACTTTTAATACATACAGTAATAGAATGATAGTGAGATTAGATAATTACAATATCTTTTCTACTAAAGAACCACTTGTATATCAAGTAGTTAAACTACCAAATGCTGCTGCATTAACTACCGGAACAGCATGGTTAACTGTAGATACAGATTCAGGAGTAGAATATAATATTGGAGCTACTGCATTTTCAGGAGGAGATGTAATTGCATCAGGATATGTTCCAGCATCAGCATCAGGTAAAGAAGGAATTGCTAATAACTCAAATCCATCTGCAGCTAAGAAAAATTATATAGTACAAAATTATACAAGTACAGACTCTGAAATATATGTAATATATGCAACAAATGTAGGAAGTACTACAACTGAAGCAGGTGTTTCAATGCAATGGAGAGAAATTTATTAAAAAGATAAAAAATGAGTACAGAAATTAATATAAAGAAAAAACTTGGTGTAAAAGAAGAAGGTACACCAATTACTACAGACACATCAAATATAAACTTTGTTGGCGCAGGTGTTACTGCAAGTGCAGTAGGCGAAGAAGTTACAGTTAATGTACCAGGTTCTATTGGAGCTACAGCTTATTATTTAAATGAATCAGTTACAGAAAGCCCTTATAAAGAATTTTCATCTTTACCAACAAGTACAACTGAACAAGATACACCTACAACAATCAGTGTAGGTGCAACAAGTGTTATTGGAGCTTATCAAACTCCAGCAGGTACACCTAATACAACAACTATTCCAGCAGGTTTATGGCAATTCTTTTTACATTTTTATTCTGGAGCTATTGATAGTTGGGATGTTTATGTAGAAGTATATAAAAGAGATATTTCAGCCGTTGAAAGTTTAATATTTACTACAGATGTTGGTAGTATAACAACAACTTCAATTACTCAGATGTATTTATTAGATGGTGTGTTTCCTAATACAAGTTTATTAACTACAGATAGAATAGTTGTAAAAGTAGTAGCAACAAATACTGGTACAGGTTCTCAAACAATACACATGATTACTGAGGGATCAGCTCATTATTCTGTTGGGACAACTACATTAAATCAAGTAATACCAACTGGTGCAGTTACCTCAGTTACTGGTAGTGCACCAATAGTATCATCTGGAGGAACAACTCCAGCTATAAGTATTCCAGCTGCAACAGGTAGTGTAGATGGTTATTTATCATCTATTGATTGGTCTACATTTAATGGTAAACAAAATGCTATTACACTTACAACTACAGGAACATCAGGTGCAGCAACATTAGTTGGTAGTACATTAAACATTCCTAATTATGCAACTAGCTCAAGTGGTATAATAGGAATAGCTAATTCAAGTGGTGTTTATACTTATTATGCTACTTTAACTCTCGCTATGACAGCAGCAGTTAGCGGAAATACAATTGAATTATTTTCTGATATTGTTGAAACAGGTAGTGTGGCAATCGCATTAAAAAATGGCGTTAAAATTAATGGAAACGGTCATACATATACATTAAGTGTAAATGACAATACTAGTGCCTTAACCTGTGCTTCATCTACATTTGAAGCATTTAATTGGAAAGTTGTAAGAACAGGTAGAGCTAATGGACTTGGTGGTTATGTTTTAAATTGTACAGGTGGTACATTTAAGGCTAATGGTGTAATAATGCAAAACACTTACGGAACAGCTGTATTTGATGGTATTGCAATATATGGATTAAACGCTATAGGGTATTTAGATGGCTTTTCAGTTTTATATGAAAATGCTAGACACTATGATTGTATAGGTGAATCAACTGGTACTGGAAGTGGCATATTTTCTACTTATTCAGTAAATTGTATGGGTATTGCTGTAAGTGGTGCTGGAATAGCAGGTAATGGAACGCACTTAAACGGTACAGGTATTTCAACTTCAGGGGTTGGAATAAGCGGTCAAACATTTACTGGCTGTATAGGTATTTCTACTTCTGGAACTGGTGCATCTGTTACCGCTCAAGGTAGAAATTGTATAGGTATTTCAACTTCAGGAGTTGGTGGTAGTGGTATTTTTTATGAATCAACCTTAATATCATCTAGTAATTATGGAGCTACTGCTACATTATACAATAGTTATACTCACTCAGTTTCATCTGTTGCTACCAATTCTTCAAGTATTTATAATTCTACTGTAAGATGCTTATGGGATAATGCTTCAGGACATTGCACATCAACAAATGCTTTAGGTCCTAGGGAAATTTTAAATTCATTCTTAGAGGTAACAAATGCTTCAGCTTATTGTATTACAGGTTATATAGGATCAACTTGGAAATATGCAGGCAACGTGTATAAAGGATCAACAACCGCTGTTAATTCAACTAACATAATTCAAGGAATAACAAACACAGAAGATAACCAAGGAAATATTTTAATATAATGATAGAGAAAATAGATATAATAGATACACAAGTTTATTGCTACAATGAGGAGTATGAACTTATTAAAACACTTGAATTATCACAATTCACAGGTGTAGATTTTAGTTATTTAAATGGTGCAAAATTATTTACATTCAATATTAATAATCCAATTAAAAGGGTTATTAAATTTACTGAAATAAATGGTTTAGGTATTACTGCTGAATTTGTAGAATATCCTTATGCTGATATGACACCAGAGCAACAACTAGAATTTGATTCATTTGTAGAACAAGCAAATACTTTATAAGATGGCAGCAACAGCAATAACAACAACAATGGCAGGTGCTATCAATTACACATATGTAACTGATACATCAGCAGATTGGGCATCAGTACCTAATAGCACATACTTCTATGATAAAGCTGATAAACTTGTACATTATAAAAATTCAGCAGGTTTAGTTTTAGAAATATTTTCAGCAGGTGGATTAACCTACTTTACTGAAGCACAATCAACTGCTGCACCAAATGCTACAGTTTATGCAAATAGTTTAACAGCTGTTTCAACTACAACTGATGCTGATTTTGCTATTCAACCAAAAGGTACAGGAGCAATTTTATGTAGCATACCTAACAATACTGCAACAGTTCCAAACATTGGTGGAAATAAGAGAGGACAATATGCCTTAGATTTACAAAGATTTGGTACATCAAACTCACCAACTGAAGTAGCTTCAGGTAATTATTCAGCTATAATTGGAGGTTCAAGAAATACAGCATCTGCTAGTCAGGATACTGTTTTAAATGGTTTTAGGAATACATCATCAGGCGGAAATGCGACTATTTTAAACGGTCAATTAAATTCAGCATCAGGTAGTTATTCGTTTATAGGAAACGGTCAGAATAATACAGCATCAGGATTATATGGAACTGCAATAAACGGTTTTGGAAACATAGCATCATCTAGTTATACATTTGCAGGTGGGAACAGTTGTACTGCTTCTGGAAGTAGGGGATTTGCTTATGGTGAATCAAATATTGCTTCGGGTAGTTATACAGTTTCTTTAAACTCAACAAATACTGCTTCATCAGATTATTCAAATGCTAGGGGCTTAAATGCTAATACAGGAACAACTTGGGGGAAATGGGCTATAGGTGGTGGCGGTGCTACATTAGGTTCTTCTCAAAAAGGTTTATTAGTTCAAACAACTAGAACAACTAGCAATACCCCTACTGAGATTGCTTTTCAAGGTGGTGGGGTTGATTTAAGAGCACAAATGACTTGTTCTGATAATATGGGGATGAGGGTAAAAGGTTCTATAATTGGAAAACAAAGTGGTTCAACAAACATAGCTGCTTGGGATTTTGATTATGTAATAGTTAGAGGTGTTGGTGTTGGGACTACTTCAGTTGTAGTTTCAAATGTAAATGTTGTAACAAATGTTCCTGCTTGGGGAACTCCAACTATTACAGCTGACACAGCAAGAGGATATGCTTCAATTAAAGTAACAGGGGCTACAACAACAAATATTCAATGGACTGCAACTTTAGATAGTTGTGAAGTAATTTACGCATAATTTTAAAAAATAAAAACTTATGAAACTAATAACAAAAATACCTGTAACATACGCAAATAGTGTAAATACATTAACAACAGGAATAATTGAAGGTAATTTATTTTCAGACAATCAGCAATTCAGATTTGAGGATCAATTTGATTCTGCATATGCTTATGAATATAAAACTGAAGATGGTTATGTAATTGAAAACAGCCTTTTTATAGTTACAAAAGAAGAAACTAATGCTTTATATGAATTGGTTAAATCTCAAGTTCCAACAGGACTTTCTTATACTGATTCAACTTTGTATTTATATTATTTAGGTATGAAAGTTAAGATGGCTGAAAAGTTTAACATTTCTGTTAATGATATTGAAATAGTTTAAGATATGAGTAGAGGTACGTATTTCACAACAGCATTAAGAATCAATAATCAGGCAGGAGACTATACTGCAACGATTACTGATTGGGAAATTGATACTATTACTAGAATGACGAGTGCAAGTGCAAACAATTACACTGTGCCTTTAAATTCTAGTGTACCTTTTCCTATTGGAACGCAACTTTTAGTTGCTCAAATAGGTGCGGGACAAACTACAATAGTTGCAACAGGTGGTGTAACTATCAATGCTACAGGATTAAAAATTTCAGCTACTAAACAAGCGGTAACTTTAATAAAAGTAGCAACTGATGAATGGGATGCTTTTGGTAACTTAACTGTTTAATTTATGTTTTTAGCTACACATGGAGTTATAAGAAACAATAGTGCAGCAAGTAGTTGTCCTTATGCAGTTATTGGTTCAAGTATTTTATCTGGAGTTTTTTCAACAAACTCCAGTTTTGCTCCATTTTATGGACTATACGGGTATTCTATAAATGCTTCATTGTATTCAACTTCTAATTTAGGTTCATCAACAAAGCAGATTACAGGAGTTCAGATTTATCAACAAAGTTTTACTTTACCTTACACAGTAAATGCACAAGAAATCTGGATGGGTCAAGTATCAAATAGTACTTTTCCAACAACTACTCCAGCAGTTAACTTTTCTGATTTAACTTTTACATCACCACTGGTTAAGGTAAAAGGTCCATTCAACTTTTCAGTTACCAATGGATCTTGGGTAACCTTAACTTTTGATACTCCTTACTGTTATGATAATACTAATAACTTATTATTTGTATGGAAAAACTATGACGGTTCATGGGCTTCAGGATATGGTACTGCGCAATGCGCTAACGTAGTATCTAAAGGAATGTATAAAGGTGCTGATGGAGCATTTCCAACAGGAAATGGTACAAGAAACAATTTCCCTCTTCTAGTATATTTTAACTATTAATGATTATGAATATAGAACAAGCAAACATAAACTTATCAGCAATATCAACAGTAGATTTTTGCAACACATCTGGTGAATCAGATATAAACTTTTTAATTGTATTGTCAAACTTTACATATAACTTAACAAACTTAAATACAATTGTAACTACAATAGAAACTCATATAAAAGATATATATCCTAAAGTAGATAATTGGACATATACAGGAGATGTAGTAAAAATACAATTAAGTAAATAACTTTAAAAATAAATATTATGACTAAGGTAAAAACTACAACAGAATTAAAAACAAGATGGAATGGTAAGACACCAACATTTTGGAAAAAAGTACAAAGAATAGGTATAGTTGCTGGAGCAATCGGTGGAGTTTTAGCAGCATCTCCTGTTGCATTACCTGCAATAATTGTATCAGCAGGTGGTTATTTATTGTTAGCAGGATCAGTAACTGCAACTTTATCACAATTAACTGTTGAATAAATTAAATCTTATTATTTTTTTTAGTATATTATATGTATATATTTATAAAAAATAATAGATGGATTCAATGCTAACAGTGATATTATTTGTTTCAGGAACAATAATCACAATTATAGGGTTTTTTATTAAAGGCTCTTACAAAACAATTACTACAGATCTTACAACTATCAGTAAGGAATTTCAAGAACACAGGGAAGATCACGGTAAGTTGAAAGGTAAACTTGAATTGCTTGAGCAAGAACATAGGCTTAAGTATCAGTTGATTCAAGAAACTACTCAACAAGAGATCAAAAACATGGCTTCTCAAATAGGGAAACTATCTGATACTGTTGGTGAACTTGTAACATATCAAATAAAACAAAACGCTAAATGAATGCAACAGCATTAAAAACAGGAGACATACTACATTGTAGTGGGAAAAGATTAATCAGTAGATTAATTAAAAAAGCAACAAGATCTAAATTTAGTCATACTGCACTATTTATAGAGATATGGGGGCAACCTTATGTTATTGATGCTCAAAATGATGGCATCAATGTAAGACCATGGGATGAATGGCAAGAAAAATACAACTATGATATTGTTGTACATAGATCAACTGATCTTGTTAATGAGAAAACATTTGCTCAAAGAGCTCTTACAAAAGTAGGACATACCGGATATGATTTTGAAGGTTTACTTGTAAGACAACCAATTGAATTAATTACTGGTAAATGGATTGAGAAAGGAGATACAACTAAAGTAATGTATTGTTCTGAATATGTTGCTTGGGTATATGGTGTAGAAAAAGCATACAGATTTTCTCCTCAAGATTTATATGATTGGTGTAAAGCTAATTTCTTTTATGAAGTAGTAATTAAATAAATAAATTATGAGTTTAAAAGATTTTCAAGTAAAAATTGGTGCAGCACCTGATGGTGTATTTGGGAAACAGACAATCCAAAAAGCAATGGATTTTTATAAAATCTCTAAAGAGCAAGCTGCTCACTTCTTTGGACAGTGCGCTGTAGAATCTGTAGAGTTTACTAAATCTAGTGAAAACTTAAACTATACTAAAGCTGAAAGAATTGTACAGGTATTTAGATCTGACATTGATATGAATAATGACAGACAAATAAATGCTGTAGAATTAACTAAAGCAAAATCACTTACACGTAACCCAATTGGATTAGCTAACTTTGTATATGCTAATCAAAATGGCAATGGTAATGAAGCATCAGGAGATGGTTACAAATTCCGTGGACGTGGAGCACTACAATTAACAGGTAGAGCAAACTATCAAGCTTTTGCAGATTTTATTAAAGATTCACTAGTCATGAGTGATCCTGATTTAGTTGCTACAAAATACTATATTGATTCTGCAATGTTTTTCTTTGCTAAGAATAAATTATGGTCACTAGCAACTAAAGTTGATGACTCAACAATTACACGTATAAGTAAAAGAGTTAATGGTGGTACTAACGGTTTAAAGGAAAGATTAGCTTTAACTAAGAAGTATTACTCATGGTTTACAAACTAATATATAACCACATGAAAATAAGAAATGCATGGAAAATAAAACACAAACAATGGGATAAGGTTTGTGTAAGATTAAGAGTTGGAGCTATTGATTTTTTTACAATTGAAATAGATATTGATAGAACATTTTATATGTTGACTATTTTAAACTTTACTATTAAAAATAGATAACCCTTTCCATATTTATATTCTAACTCAGGTGATTACTCATCTGAGTTTTTTTGTTTAAATAATAAAAGTTTAAACTTATTATGTATATTTGTATAAACATTAAAAGTATATACAATGGAAAATGTAAACCAACATGAGCAAGAAGTAGAGTTAACAGCAGAAGAGTTAGCTGAGAGAAAAGAACAGATGATGAAGTTCTACACTGAATCATTACCTTATTTAAAAGCACAAGCAGAGTATGAAAAAGCACTACTTGAAATTGATGAGGCAAGATTCAAAAGAAATACAATCCAGTATCAGTATGCAATGATGATGCAAGAGCAGCAAGAGCAGCAAGAACAACCAGCAGGTTCAGATCATGATATTGATAATTCTCCAAACATTCCTGAGCAAGGACAAAAATAATTAGATATGGCATTAGTAATACAAGTACAGAAACGTGCTGTGATGCCTAAATGGGAAATTGTAAAGTTTCAGATTTTATCTCACTGTTATATTAACCGTATAACAGTGAGTGAATCTGACTTAAACTGTTTAACATTACTGAGTATGACAGGACCTATTGAATTAACTCATTTTTGTTATGATGCTTCATCAGATGATCATATGATTTTTAAATCTCCACAGACAGTTAGAAATGCAATTAATAAAGCAATGAAAAACATGTTAGTGATTAAAGATGATACTGATAAAAAAATGATTAAATTAAACCCAGGTTTAAAAGTACAAACTGAAGGTGATATATTATTAGACTATAAGTTTTTAGGCAAATGATTCCAAAGAAACCTAAAGTATTATATAAGCAAGTTGCTGAAGATTTAGATTTACCAGAATCATTAGTAGATACTTTTATGACATTCTACTACAAAGAGGTAAGAAGACTTTTAAGTGATTTAAGCTACACTAGAATCAATATTGATGGTTTAGGTCAACTAGTAGTAAAAGAGAGAACTATAGATGGCTTAATCAACAAGTATAATGCTAGAATGGAGAAAGCGGATACTAAAACCTTTAGTAACTACTTTGACAAAAAAAATATTGAAACTAAACTTGGTAAGATGAATGCTATCAAGTTAGTATTGCAACAAGAGAAAGAGTTAAAAAATAAATTTTTAAAAGATAAAGCAGATGGGAAGACTAGCAAAGATCTGGAAGAATAGAAAACAGATAATGGAGGGTGTAATAAACTCTGTAATTAGAGATGAGTTTGTAGAAGAAATTGCAGCTCAAAGATTAGAATTATGTAAGTCATGTGTGAGAAAAGATGATGAGGGATCATCATGTGTTGTACCAGGTACACAACCATGTTGTAATCTATGTGGATGTTCATTAGCATTTAAGATAAGAGCACTATCTGCAGAATGTCCTGATTTAAGATGGCATGCACTACTTACAGAAGAAGAGGAAGATAAACTTAACGCATTATAATTATGGCAACTCTAGGAAATTTAACAACACAAGGTACTTACTGGTCATCTGACCGTAATACATCAATTAACCTTAATACAGTTTCAAATACCAGTACTGATTTTGCAACTATGAATAGTAAGTTTGCAGATGGTGGTCTAAATGTTTATATTCAGAAACTTGGGTTAAAAATATATAAACAAAGTATACGTATTATAGAGCTTGAAAATAAAATGACTAAAGAAGAATGTGCTAATTTAAAAGCTATGTTGGAATCAAATGATGAAGCATCTGTAATATTAGCTAAAGAAATAATTGATAATCTTGAGACAACATGAGTATAGTATTTAAAGCAGATGATCACAGTTACACTAGTATTGAAGGTGAAGAACAAATCAAATGGACTAGTGTAACAAGTCTTATATCAAAACTTAAGAAGCATTTTGATAAAGAAGGAGTAGCTAAAAAGGTTTCTAAAAATAAAAAGTCTAAGTGGTACGGGATTAAACCTGAAGATATCATTAAGATATGGGATAATGAGGCTCTTAGAGCTACTACTCTTGGTACTTACTACCATAATCAAAGAGAAGCAGATTTATGCAGTCTATCTTCATTAGAAGTTGATGGTGTAATTATTCCTATTGTACCTCCTGTACCTGAAGTAAATAATTTAAAATATGCACCTAGTCAAAAACTTGAACCAGGAGTGTATCCTGAGCATATGGTATTTTTAAAGTCTGCAGGTATATGTGGTCAGTCAGATTTAGTTGAAGTAGTAAATGATAAAATCAACATCATTGATTACAAGACTAATAAAAAAATTGATACAGAATCATATAAAGACTGGGATGGTATTAGTGATAAATTGCAAGAACCTGTATCACACTTGGATGACTGTAACTTTAATCACTATGCTCTACAGTTAAGTATCTACATGTATATCATGCTTAAACATAATCCTAGATTAAAACCAGGTAAAATGTTTATTCATCATGTTACATTTGATTTAGAAGGTGAAGATGAATATGGGTACCCAATTACTAAGTATGATGATAATGGTGATCCTGTTATCAAACAAGTTGTACCTATGGAGATTCCATACTTAAAAGAAGAAGTAATAGCAATTTTAAAAAATTTATAATATGATTCATATATGTAATGGTGTATTAGAGAATTCAAGATTAAATGAGATAACTGGATCAGAGCATTTAATTCTTGTACCTGCTTGTATTGACTTATCTTACATAACAAGTATTAGACAATCAATAAATAATGATGGTGACCTGGAAGACTATACTGTACTCTATACAGATATGGGAACTACATTATGTATTGATACACCCTATGCTGAATTTCTTGATATATTTATTAAATCCAAACAATAAAAAATTATGAAACTTTATCAAGTAAGACATTATGACAAGAACTACCCAGGTAGAACAGTTATATTAGGTTATTCAGGTTTAGTATTATTTAGATATAAAGGTAAAATACTTGTAAAGATTAAACCTAATAAACAATTAACTAGGAACTATTCAGAAAGTAATGAAATATACTTAAAAGGGTATGTTGTAGTTAATAATGAAAATTTATTTTTTAATCCATATATTGCTACTGGATTTATAGATGGTTTAAAAAAACTATTAAATATAAACTCTAAACCAAAAGTAATAAATCCTTTTTAACATGTACACTAAATTATTTGACATACAGAATGGTGTTGTAGTACCAACGGAACACTGTTATACACTGCGCACTTTAAAGAACATAATGGATAAATATCAGGATAATCATCTTAAGATATATCAGTATTTATTTTACATGACTTGTCCTAATCCAGATTCTAACCCATTCTTTCACACTCCTGAAGTAGATAAAGAAGAAATCATTCTAGAAGAGATAGAAGCAGATTTTTCTACAGAAGATGAAGCAATCAGGCAAGCATTAAGATTCTGTGAGGATATGTATAGTACTCCCACATCTAGAGCATACAAAGGTATGGGTTCAATGCTAGATAGATTAGCAAGATATATGGAGACAACACCTATTACAGCAGGGAGAGATGGTAATATTAATTCACTTGTTGCAGCAGCTAAAAACTTTGACCAGATTAGAGCTTCATTTAAAGGTGTATACAAAGACTTACAGGATGAGCAATCAAGTAAGGTACGTGGAGGCATTGGTATGGCTTATGATCAATAAATAATTATATGGAAAATATATATTCAGATATACCTACTTGGGATAATGGTACTTGGACTACTACATCTTTTGAATCTAGAAAAGACTTTGGTGACTTTGTCTTATCAATATTTAAAGAACCTGGTGAGTATAATTTTAATGAGATAAGTAATCAGCTATTTAATTCTGAGTCTACAAGATTCAATAGAAATAAAGTATACTGTATTGCTCCTTTTAAATCTAAGGATTTTATTAATTACTGGGATGACCAGAAAGCTAAGTGTAGATTAGGGCTCATTATTAAAGATAGAGCTAATACTTGGTACCTCACAAGGGATTATTACATGTGGTTAAACTTCTTACCTATCTTTGATAAGGAGGAGCAGAACTTTGGATTTGCAAAAATCAGGGATGCGCAATATCACATGGCGTTATATGAAATACTTGCAGAAATAAACTACATGCACGTAGCTATTCTTAAAAAACGTCAGATAGCATCATCATACTTTCATGCAGGTAAGCTTATTAATCAGTTATGGTTTGAGGCCGGTGTTACTTTAAAGATGGGTGCATCACTTAAGGATTACATTAATGAGAAAGGGACCTGGAAATTCTTATCTGAATATGCAGCTTTCCTGAATGAGCATACAGCATGGTACCGTCCAATGTCTCCAGACAAAGTAATGATGTGGCAACAAAAGATTGAGGTCAGAAAAGGAGACAGAAAAACTGAAGCAGGTTTAAAAGGAACTATGCAAGGTATGTCTTTTGAGAAAGATCCAACAAATGGTGTAGGGGGTCCAGTAAAATACTTCTTCCATGAAGAAGCAGGAATTGCTCCCAAGATGGATACAACATTTGGATATATTAAACCCGCACTTAAATCAGGTATGATTACTACCGGATTATTTATTGCTGCAGGATCTGTAGGGGATTTGGATCAGTGTGAGCCCTTAAAGAAAATGATACTGGATCCATTAAGCAATGATATATATGCCGTTGAGACTAATCTTATAGATAAAGATGGTACAATAGGTAAGTCAGGTTTGTTTATACCTGAACAATGGTCTATGCCTCCATACATAGATAACTATGGAAATAGCCAGGTAGAAGAAGCATTAGTAGCTCTTGATGAATTCTTTGCTGAAATCAAAAAGAATAAAGAAGCTAAAGATTACCAGCTTGAGGTGTCTCAGCATCCAAGAAATATAGAAGAAGCTTTTGCATTTAGAAAAGCATCTAAGTTTCCTCCACATCTTGTTAATGCACAAGTAAAAAGAATAGAGGAGAAAGAATACTCTTCAGAGTATCTAGATATATCTAGAGATGAAACAGGTAAAGTAAAAGTTAAGTCAACTAATAAACTACCTATAGCAGAGTTTCCTATATCTAAAAAGACAGAAGATAAAACTGGTACATTAGTAGTATGGGAAAGACCAGTACCTGATCCAACATTTGGAATGTACTATGCATCAATTGACCCCGTGGCAGAAGGTAAGACAACTACCTCAGAATCACTATGTTCTATATATGTAATGAAAGCACCGGTTGAAGTAACTAAAGTTACTAACGGTGAAGCAGAGACTTTTATAGAAAGAGATAAAATTGTAGCTGCATGGTGTGGTAGATTTGATGACATCAATAAAACACATGAAAGATTAGAACTTATTATTGAATGGTATAATGCCTGGACAATAGTAGAGAACAATATATCTCAGTTTATCAATCATATGATAACTAGAAAAAAACAAAGATATTTGGTACCTAGAAATCAAATAGTATTCTTAAAAGATGTTGGAGCTAATGCTAACGTATTCCAGGAATATGGTTGGAGAAATACAGGTACATTATTCAAGAATCACATGCTTAGTTATACTATTGAGTATCTTACTGAAGAAATAGATCATATACAAAAAGATGATGGTACTACAGTAAAAATACACTATGGTGTAGAAAGAATTCCAGACATCATGTTGCTTAAAGAAATGCAAGCTTATCAGGATGGACTCAACGTGGATAGACTCGTAGCTTTTGCTGCACTAGTATCTTTTGTTAAAATTCAACAAGCTAATCTAGGTTATACTAAGAGAGTTGTAATGGATGATGCAAGTAAAAAGTTGCAAAAGTCTGAAAATTTGTATAAATTAAAGAGTAGTCCTTTTAGACATATGGGAAGAAGTGGTCTTGGTCCAAATCAAAAGTTAAATAGATCACCGTTTAAGAATTTAAAATAAAAAAATATGCCATATTTGTATAGACATATAAGAAAAGATACAAATTTACCATTTTATATTGGTATAGGTTCTGATACTTTTTTTAAAAGAGCACACTCAAAGCATAATAGAAATAAGTATTGGAAAAATTTAACTAATAAAATTGAGTATAGCGTGGATATATTACTTACTGATATAACTTGGGAAACTGCTTGTAAAAAAGAAAAAGAATTTATTAAACTTTATAAGTCATGCAATATAAAATTAGTAAATTTAACAAGTGGTGGTGAAGGCTTGTTTGAACCAGATATTGATATTATTAAAAAAATATCAGAAAGTAAAAAGGGAAATAAAAATCCTATGTATGGTAAATCCTGGTCAATAGAAAAAAGAGAAAATATGATAAACCGTATGACAGGTAAAAATAATCCCAATTTTGGTAAAACTATATCCCAAAATCAAAAAACAATTATAAGTAAGGCTCAAATAGGTCGTGTAAAAACACAAGAAGAAAAAGAAAAAATTTATTCAAAAACTAGAAAAAAAGTTGTGGATACAGTTAATAATATCATTTATAATTCAATTCAAGAGGTGGCTGATATTTTTAAAAAATCACCAAGTCATATGACAAGGCTTATTAAAGCTAATAAATTTAATTTAAAATTTTTATAACATGCAGGTTTTCAATGCTTTACAGCTCAAAAAAGGAGCCAAAACAGAACATAATAGATTAGGTAGTATTACTCAACCATTACAGTTTATCCCTAAAAAGGAAAAAGATGACAAGTGGGCTGCATGGAATCTTGACTGGTTAGAATGGAATGGTCTTAAACAGATCAAGAGGAATGCGCGTAGGTTAATGAAAAATTATAAGTTAGCCAAAGGTGTCATAGATAAATCTGATTACATTGTAGAAGAAGATAATGACTACAGAGATATCATTGAGACGCTTACTAAAGAGGATGCATCGGCACTTGAGTTAAAGTTCTACCCAATTATACCTAATGTTATCAATGTTCTTGTAGCTGAGTTTGCTAAAAGATCAAGCAAGTTATCATACCGCGCAGTTGATGAAGGCTCTTATAATGAGATGATGG